CCAACGCCAACGCCTTCTTTGGCGACACCACCACACCCGACGGTACGGGCACACCCGACGGCGACCCGGCAGAACCCCCCGACGAGATTGTCACCGACGAAGACATCGCCAACCTCGCCGCCGCCTACGGATACGGCGCACGCTGGCTCAACCACGAAGAACTAGGCCCAATCCTGCGCCAAGCCGCCGAAGAAGGCTGGTACGACAACGCCACCGGCCGCGCACGCCTCGAAGCAGCCATCAAAGCAACCGACTGGTGGGACGACTTCGACGCCAACGAACGCAACCACCAACTCCTGGAAGCATCCGACCCGGCAGAAGCCGAACGCCTCCTCGACCTCCAAGTAGACATGCTGCACCGTGCCGCAACCCGCCTGGGCCTCACAATCGCAGACGACCGCGTCCGCGAAATGGCCCGCGCCGCCCATGTCGAAAACTGGTCCGACTACCAGATCAACCAAAACATGCTCCTCGAAGCCGAATGGGCACCCGGTGCCGCAGGCGGAGCAGTCGAAGACAACTACGCCATCATCGACGCTTTAGCCGGCGACTACTTCGTAGACCACCTCATAGACGACACCACCAAAGACGAATGGGCACGCGCCCTGTACCTCGGTGACATCACCGAAATGGGTATCCGCAACGACATCTCAGCGTTGGCGCAATCGTCGTTCCCGTCGATGGAGGCACGCATCTCGCAGGGCTACTCAACCCGTCAGATCGTCGCCCCGCTACGCCAGGAAGCAGCACGCCTGCTGGAAATCGACGCCACTAGCATCGACTTTATGACCGACCCGAGGTTCCAGCCGATCTGGCAGCAACAGAACGACGACGGCACCACCCGCGTGATGTCTGTTGCAGAAGTCGGACAGTACGTCCGCGGCCTTGAAGACTGGCAGACGACAACGAATGCAACCAACGACGCCTACCGGTTCGCTGACTACATCGGCAAGAAGTTCGGAAAGGCAGCCTGACCATGACTGAAACAGCCAACCAGATCATCAACAACGCCCTCACCGCCTACGGCCTCGAAGGGTTACTCACCGACACCGACCTTGATCTGATCGGGACATGGCAACGCACCGCCAACATGGACGCCGTGTGGGCACGCGTGCAAACGTCGCAAGCGTATGCCGACAGGTTCCCGGCAATGCAAGGACTCGCTGCCGCCGGCCGTGCCATCACCGAAGAAACCTACGTCGCCCTGGAACGCCAATACGCAGGGATCTTGTCCATGTATGGGCTACCTGAAACTTTCTACGACGACGCCTCAGACTTCGGTGCCCTCATCGAAGGCGATGTGTCGCCGCAAGAGTTCTCGCAACGAGCCGGCCTTGCCGCTGAAGCTGCCGACGCAACCAACCCTGAAGTTCTCGACCAACTTCGCGACTACTATCAGATCACAGCACAAGACTTGACCGCCTACTATTTGGACCCAGAGAGAGCCACATCAATCTTTGAAGAGCGGGAACGGTTTGGTGCCGCCCGGATTGGCGCAGCATCTGTGACAACCGGGGTTGGCCCAATCACCCGCCAGACCGCCGAGCAGATTCAACGCGCGGGGATCACTGAGACTCAGGCTCGCGGAGGTTTCCGAACGGTAGCCGGTTCCACCCTTGGAGAAGAAACCGCGTCTGAAACGTCAGACTTGACGACCGGTGAACTTGTCCAAGCAGAGTTCGGACTGGACGAAGACGCCCGCCTCAAAGCGGAAGAGCGTCGCCAGCGCCGCCTGGCAGGGTTCTCCAAGACCGGCGGTCCCGCAATGGGCCGTACCGGATTCGCGGGCCTCGGAACCGCACGTTAGGTTCATTTAGCCAACCGCGTTACATGCGTGTGATTTGCATGCTATCGTGGTCTTCAGACGCCGAATGGCCGCATGAGTTCATCTCATGTGCGAGCTGTTGGTGCAACCGACCGCCCGGTCGACCTCCAAGACTCGGGTGCGAAACGGCTACTGGAGAGGGACATAGATGACCGAGGCAAACCAGCCCGACATCGTTGATAACGACGGCGAACCAAAGCGCAACTTTCGCAGAGTCCTCGAGGACCGAGCGTCAGACGCAGAAGCCAGAGCAGAAGCACTCGAGTCGGAACTTGAAGGGTTGAAACGCAACGATGCGTTTCGCCAAGCAGGGATCGACCCGGCCGATGCCCGACAGTCCTACTTTGTGAAGGGCTACGAGGGCGAGGTCGACGCTGAGTCCATCCGGCAAGCGGCTCTACAAGCCGGTTTCATTGATGAAACCGGTGGAGGAACCCAGGCTCCGGGTCAGTTTCGTGAGGAACTGGCGGCACAGCAACGAGTTGCAGACGCCGGCCTCGAAGGCCAGCCGGTGGCGAACCCCGGACTCAATGACCGGATCGCCTCCACCACGGACTCTGACGAGCTGAAGGCTCTGATGAAGTCCGAGGGGTTCGAGTTCAACGTGCAAGGCTGAATACCTCTCTAACCCTTTCAACTCTTTCGAGGTAACAGCAACTCATGGCATACACCCAGAAGAGCTCACTGAGCTCAGACCAGGTTGCCTTCCAGCAGTTGGCGTACTTCGCGTTTCGCAAGCAGCCTCTTCACGAGGACTATGCCACCGTGCGTGCCACCCGGCAGTCGCATCGTGGTTCGGGCGTGACGTTCACGAAGTACACCGATCTGGCGCAGGCAACATCCGCACTGACGGAAACCAGCGACGTAACTCCCGTTGCGGCTGCCGACTCTCAGGTCACTGTGAACCTGACCGAGTACGGCAACGCGACCGAGACAACGGCCGCACTGCGAGGACAGTCCTTCCTCAACATCAACGAAGACCTCGCGAATCTGATCGGCTACAACGCAGCCGACAGCCTCGACCAGGTCGTCGCAGACATCGCTTACGCCGACTCCACCAACGTCAAGTACGTCGGGCAGTCGAGCCGTGGAGCCTTGCTCACCAGCAACAACCTCACTTCCAACTCGGTTCGTGAAGCAGTTGCCACTCTGCGTGGATCTGCGGTCCCCACTTGGGACGGCGGCTCCTACGTCGGGTTCGCCCACCCGGATGTCATCTACGACTTCATCGGCCAAACCGGCACGGCAGACCTTCGGTCTTTCCAGATCCGGCAGGACGCCCCTGGTGTCCGCAGCGGCGAGATCGGCACCTTCGATGGTGTCCGGTTCATCTCCACTGCTCGAGCCCTGCTCGTCGCTGATGGTGGTTCAACCACCAACGATGTCTACGGCACGCTCATCATGGGGCAGCAGGCCATCGCGAAGGCTTACTCGACAATGTACGGACCCGATCCGACTGTCGAGTTTGGCCCGGTCACGGATCGCCTGCGGCGCTTCCAGCCCATCGGCTGGTACGCCATGTGCGGCTACGGGGTCTTCCGCGGTGAGGCTTTGTACCGCATCGAGACAACCTCCACCATCGGGGACAACAGTTAGCCGAAGGTGACCACACCGTGAGCTTCGCTCCCTCGGCTTTCGACGGGCCGGGGGGGCGATGACTCATCGGGAGGAGATGATGGGCTACAAGGTACGGAAACCGCGCAAGCCGAGGAGCCGGTGATGGGCCGGTACTCGTCTGTGGCGATTCTGACTCGTCGTGGGACCAAGAAGTCGACGCCTGTGCGGCGCGACGATGGTCAACCAGGTGGGGTCCGTACTGAGCATTGGGACGGTCGGGTTGATGTGGTGGTCGCCCCTGAGTCCGTTGATCTCCGCGTACTCAAGGATGGTGATTCGTAATGGCTGTTACAGCCTCGGGCCTTTTTGTGCCCACATTTCTAGACATTCTGGACGGGACTCAGCTCGCTGTGGACACGGCGTCGGACACGTTCAAGTGCGCCATGATTACCAACAGTTCGACGCCCGACTTTGACACCCATGACGAGTGGGCAGATTTGTCTGGCAACGAGGTTTCGGGTACGGCCTACTCGGCCGGCGGGGTGGCGCTGACTTCGGTGACGTTGACGGGTTCGTCCGGGACGATCAAGTTCGATGCTGCCGATTCGTCGTGGTCTACGTCCACGATTTCGAATGCCCGGGCGGCGGTCATCTATGACGACACGTTGTCGGGCGACAAGCTGATTTGTCTCGTCAACTTTGGCGCGGATTATTCGTCGGCGAACGGGACGTTCTCGATTACCTGGAACGCGTCTGGTATTTGGACGCTGGATTTGACGCCGTAGGAGGCTGACTGATGGCAACCTCATTCCCGACGAGTCTGGATACTGCCGGCGGGACGCTTCGTACTGACATCAGTTCGACTACGGATATGGACGCGTCTGGTTTCGAACATGACGAACTTCATGTGAATGTGCATGGTGCTGCTTTGGCCCTGGAGGCGAAGGTGGGTACGGGGGCTTCGACGCCGGTTGCTGATGCGGTGTTTATGGGGACGGGTACTGGTACGTCGGGTTGGGATACTTCTCCGACGTTCAAGGGGACGGTCACCCTTGGGGTCAATGACACTGGCGTGGATCTCGTTTGCTATGGCGCTACCGACGGTGCCTATATGAAGTGGAATCAGGCCACTGATGATCTTCAACTTGTTGGTGCGGCAGGGTTGGACATCGCAGGCGATATTGACGTTGATGGCACGGCGAACTTTGACATCGTAGACATCGACGGCGCGGTGGATATGGCTTCGACGTTGGAGGTTACGGGCAGCGCCGGTTTCGGCACCGGCACGATGACTGAGAAAGCAAACGTCATCGGTAACCTGTTCGTCCAAGGTCCAGATGGTTGGAATGGCGCTGGCGACTTGGCGCTCGTCCGTATGGGTTCGGGTGCAACAAACGAAAGTTTCGGCTACGGCTACAAGTACGGCACAGGCATGATCCTGTCCGTGTTCAAGTCTGGCGGTGGCGGTTCGTTTGGGTCCAGCACTTTCGACGCTATGACGATTGCTGATACAACGGCGCAAATCTCAGTAGGAGGAAACTCCGCTGGCGGCGATCTCATCAACTACACGCTCTGGTCACCGAACCTTCAAGTCCAAGCCCCCGTCCATATCAAGAACTGGACAGGCACGGCAGGGTCACCGGTGGAATATAACGACTGGCCTTCCGCGTTGTTGAACCTCAGCACGGCATCCAACTACTCATGGAACTCGATGATCCAGTTTGGAATGTCAAACGACCAACCCTATAACACCAATCTGGACTTGTATTGGCACATTTCGCTGTACGACTCTGACGGGTCGCCACCGGATGTGACATCGACCAGCGATTCGACTATCGACCTTGCGATCATGGGACCGGGCGAGTTCAGTATCCGTACAGGCTCCGCGGATCGGTTCAGAATCACCGCGGCAGGAGCCGTTTCTATCGGTGGCTCGCTGTCGAAGGGGTCCGGGTCGTTCGACATCGCCCACCCGACCAAGGGCGGCGACTGGCGGCTCCGCCACTCATTCATCGAGGGACCGCAGGCCGACCTTATCTACCGTGGGATTGCCACTTTGTCTAGTGGTACGGCAACCGTTGACCTTGATGCCGTATCCGGCATGACCGACGGAACATGGGAGGCTTTGAACCGGAACTCGTGGGCGATGGTCGCCTCATCGGGCAACGCGGTGGAGTGGTCCCTGTCGGGCAAGACGTTGACAATCACTTCCGATACGGCTGACGCGGTGTGTTCATGGATGGTGATTGGTGAGCGGCAGGACGATCATATGAAGTCTGCCGAAGGTGCGATCTGCGACGACGACGGTTATCTCATCGTGGAGTATGAAGGTGAACCGGCAACTGAGGACTATCCCGAGTGGGAGGCAGCAGAGTAATGGAGGTCACTGTGGAAGACATCATCGCCCAACTCCGAAACACGCCCGACGGACGCAACGAGTTAGACAAAGCCCACATGCGTGCCACCATCGCCGCCCAAGCCGCCGAGATCGAACGGCTAACAGCCGGATTCATGGATTCCGATGCTGCCGATCCCGCGGAGTGAATGGGGCGCAAAGCCGCCCCGCTGGACAACCCGCCACCTGACACCCGTCAACAACGTCTTCATCCACCACGGCGCAGTCGAACTCAAAGACCACAGCCAAGAAGGCGAAGCCGCCACACTACGGGCCTACCAGCGGCACCATGTCGAAACCCGCCGATGGTCCGACATTGCGTACTCGTTCGCTGTCGGCGTCGAATCGGGTCGGGTGTACGAGCTGCGAGGCTGGGACAACCGTGGCGGGGCAACCCGCAACCACAACAAAGACTCGTATGCGATCTGTGTCATCGGTGACACCACCAAGCAGCAGATTTCGCAGGCCGCTATCGACGCGATTCGTGAACTGATCGCCCACGGGATTTCAAGCAACAAGATCACCCCCGGGTTCCAGATCCACGGCCACCGTGATGTGAAGTCCACGAACTGCCCCGGCGAATCCGCCTACGCGGTTCTTTCCCAAATGCACCCGGGCCAGGGTGAATCTCCTGACGAACCGGCAGCGATCCCGGTGTTGAAACCGCCGCCTTATGTGAAGGCGTTGCGGTTGCGTCGCCCCCGGATGCGCGGCTACGCAGTCAAATGGGTTCAAGCTGCTGTTGGCGCAACGCCGATAGATGGCATCTTTGGCCCCGGGACGAAGAAGAAGGTGGTTGCTTGGCAGCGTGCCAACGGGCTTGTCGCAGACGGCATTGTTGGTCGCAGAACGTGGAAGCAGATGTTCGGGTAATGGGTGCCGAATGGGTCGGGGCATTCGGCGTTGTTGCGGCAGCGTTGGTGACCGGCTTGTTCGGCGTCGTTTTGAATCGGCTCCGCTCAGAGAACACTGAACAGCACAACATGGTCACCCACGGTTTGACCCGGCTCGAGGGCAAGGTCGACACTGTTCAGAACGATGTGACCGGGTTGACCGTATGGACCCGTGTCCATGAGGAGCATCACAAACTGATCGAGAAGAAGGGTTGAGTTGTCAGCACTCGACTATCAAAGTGACAGAGACTATCGGCAAGCGTCGACCACCTACCAGGGGTCACAGACGGTTGCCGTGTCTGCCGCGCTTGTGGCCGGGGTGGCGGGGGTCGGGGCACCCGTCGTTTCCGGGTCGGCCCTTGCGGCCCCAGCCGTTCTCTCCTCCGCGGCTGGGATCCCAGCGCCGACTATTTCCGGGGGCGCAATCGCTGCCCCGGCCACGCTTGTTGCTACTGCCGCGGTCTTGTCGCCAACAGTTGCCGGTGCTGCCGTTGTCAGCGGCAGTGTGGTTGCTGGCGTCGGGGCCGTCGGTGATGCCACCGTTGCATCGACCGTTGCGGTCGCGGCAGGTACTGTCGCGGGGGTGGCGGCGGTTCCGTCTGTGGCCGCTCGTAGCGTTGTTGATGTCGCTGCTGGCGTTGTCGCTGGCGTGGCTGCGTCACCAGTTCCGACGGTTAGTCAAACAGCCGATGTTCTAGTGGATCCGGTGACGACTACTTCTGGTGTTGGTGTGTTGCGACTTGGCCGGCATGTAGTCACCAACACGACTCCTGGTGGCAACAGGCTCGCTGAGGGGGAGGCATGGTTCAACCCGTTGTCGGCGGAGAATCGTCTTGCCCGTTTCTACACACCCCGTGATCGTGGGGTCAACGTGTGGATCGTGTCCGATGCGACTGTCACTACCGACTACCCGGCTGATGCAACTACTATTACGAGGACAATCCACGGCGGGCATGACAGCCCTGACTTGACGGATGCGGAATCCGACCTGTTGGTTGCCGCCGGGTACGATATGGAAGTAGGAGAGAGGATCGCGGCATGACCGAGAAGAAAGAGTTGACATTCGGGGAGAAGGCCCGGTCTGTGTCATTCCAGCCGAAGGGCAACCGGCCTCGTCAGGTGGAACGCTCCCTCGAGCGGGACAGGGAGGCGTACAAGCGCCTCAAAGACGACGGGCTTCAGCCGGGGAATGTGCTGGGTGCCGCCGATCTCGAGGTTCGGGCAGCCGAAAAGTTCGAGGTGGAAACGGGGCAGATCATCACCGACGACGCAACCAGGAAGGAAGCGGTAGAGATCGTGGGTGACTCGTCGTGACTGCACAGGTATGGATTGACAAGACCCGGGATTTGCTTCTCGGCGGCACTGTCGAACCACTCAACCGGCTCAATGGCGACATCCTTGTGGGTGCGGCACAGTTGACTGTCGAGTTCGACACTGGCCCGATTGTGACCGGGTCGGTTATCGAGATCGGAACCGAACTCATGTACGTCACGGCCGTTGCCGGAACAACGGTGTCGGTGATGCGCGGCTACGGCGGTTCCACCGCAGCGGCACACACCTCCACGGACATCATCCGCTCCAACCCGCAGTACCCGGGGCACATGATCCTCGACGCCGTCAACGACGACCTCAACGACCTGTCCAGCCCACGCAACGGTCTATACCAGATGCAGACCACGACGTTCACCTACAACTCCACCAAGGACGGATACAACCTTGCTGTGGATGCGTTGGCGGTGCGTCGCGTCACCTGGGTTCACACCTCGTCGGACTTGTCTGAGCCAGAGGTGCGACGCTTCACGGTGAAACGCAACCGGGACACCTCGGCGTTTGCGTCGGGGGTGGCGCTTGTGTTGCAGGATCTTCCCGAGGCGGGCCAAACGGTTCGGGTGGAGTACACGACTGGGTTCACGGCGTTGACGGATTCGTCTACGGCATTGTCTGCGGTGGGCCTCCATGCTGAAGCTTACGATTTGCCACCTATGGGGGCGGCGCTTGCCATTATGAGTTTCCGTCCGATTGCCCGCGAGTCGATTACCCAGCAGCCTCCTGTTCGTCGGGCGGAGGAAGTACCCCCCGGGGCTATCTCGGCGTCGATGAGGGATCTCAGGTTCCGCCGGCAGGAACGCATCCAATCCGAAGCAGCTCGTCTTGCACAGATGTATCCCACGACATGGCATCGAAGCGGCCGATAGCCGGTCATGGTCGCTGGCGGATTCGACGTTGCGGTTGACGGGCGCAAGTACCTGGTTGATACGGCCGGGTATCGGCGTAGGACTATCCCCGCGCAGCGTGAGCAGCGCGACACATCAACCGATGTGGGTGAACACACCCTTTCGTCGGCAGGCCAGTGGATTCGTTCGCAAACCGATTGGTCGTATGGAAGTGGGCAACGCCACTACGACATAGCAGACGCTGACCGTCGCCGGTTCGATACGTCGGCAAACGTGGACGTATTCACCGAGGGTCAGATCAGCCTGTGCAAGGCAATCGAGCAGAAGGCCACCGGGTCAAACTCGAACCTGTACGCCCGCGTCGTCGCCGGCACAGTCTTCTATTTTTCTGACGGGACGGACCTGAAATACGGTGACCCGGATGTGGACGCTGGTTCGTACTCCCCGGCTGCGACGCCGATGGGTGGCACCATCCAGGACTGGACATCCGACGGGGCTTCCGTCTACGCCACCATCGGTTCGGCGGTGAAGAAGGCCACCGTGTCTAACGTGACGACAGCGTCCACGGTTGGATCGTTTGCCGGCGATGTCATCGAGTTCGCCAACGGCAGGCTGCTGTCCGCTGACGGTGGCCGCATCGTGGAACTCAACAGCTCGGGGACGGTACTCACATTCGACAAGACCCTCACCGGCACCTGCAAAGTTATCAAGGGTGGACCGACCGCTATCTACGCCGGATACAACGACAACGGGCAAGGCATCCTTTACGGCATCAGCGTGTCCGCCACCGACGGGGCGTTGACTTACCCGGTGCCAGCGGCGGTTCTTCCCGTGGGGGAAACCTTCACCGGGCCTTTCAGCATCGACGTATTCGGTGAGGTCATGGTCGTTGGCACAAGCGCAGGTGTCCGCTTCGGCGTCATCAGCGGCCAAGACCAGTTCAGTGTGTCCCTCGGCCCGGTCATTGACGACGGCGGCGCAGCGTATGGGGTACGCATCGTAGGCAGATACGCCTACTGGGGGACCACGAACGGCAACACTTGGAAGGCGGACCTCGTCAAGTTCGTTGACACACTCGTCCCGGCCTACTCCAAGTTCCTGGCGTTTGACTCCGGGTCATACGGCAACGTCCAGTCGCTCGAGGTGTTCGATTCGAAACTGTTCTTCACCGACTCGTCGGGCGAACTGTACGGGGAGGATGCAAGCGGCGATCTTGCAGCCACCGGGGAAGTCACTGTTGGACTCGTCAGCTTCGGCACAGTCGCCAAGAAGGTTTTGCGAGCCACCTCTGGCCGGTTCACCGCTGCACAAAACACGTTGGCTTCTCCAACGGACTACACGACTGCCCGCGACTACCAAGATGCCCTCGACTACCGCGGCGTCACACAGGGTGTCACGGGTGCTGTAACCATCACCGTGACCGACGATACGAACGCATCGGTTGCGTTGGCGGTCGCCGCAGCGCAGGCCGAAACGGCTTACACCGGGGCAACAACCGCCGAAGTGTACGAAGTCAAACTCACGCTGACCAGAGATGCAAGCGACACAACCACCGGGCCGATACTTGAACGCTGGTCCCTTCACGCCCGCCCGCAACCGCAACGCATCGAAGAGATCATCGCCCCCTTGGTCCTCCAAGGCATGGTCACAACCTCTGGCGGTGCCGGTGCTGCCGCGTACTACGACACGCTCGATGAGTACAATGCTTTGAGAACCTTGGTGGTTTCCGCAGCGGAAGTCACCTACGAGGAAGGCACCGGCCGCACAGACACGGTCACTGTCGAAGACCTTGAACTGCAACCCCTGCGGTTCTCGGATGACAACAGTTGGTGGGAGGGTACATGCCTGGTGAGGATGTTGACGAGCCCGCAGGGCTAGAAGACTTCGTCCAGTGGGACGCAGCAGGTAGGGGGCGACCCCGCCGTTGGGTCGACCAGTTGGACGCCCATGTCGTTGAACAGATCATGGAATCGCAGGCGCCTCCTTCGGTTGTTGTCCGCTGGTTGAAGTCCCTCGGGTACGAGGATGCAACGGTTGCGAAGGTGAAGGCTTTGACCTCTACCCGGGTGAGGCTGTGACCAGCCTTGACGAGTTCACCGAAACAGCGGTACTGGTTGAACGCCTGACAGCATCGGAAAAGCAGGCGGCGGTTGCGAAGACCGATTTGTCTGTAGCGAAGGCCCAACTCGAGCAGGCTCACCATCGGGTAGACGACCTTCAGGTTCGTGTCGATGTGTACGAAGCGTGTGCTGGCATGGATCCACCGAACTGGTTGGTGCCGAAACGACCCGGGCGAGGCAAGGCCATTGTTTGCTCCATGTTGTCGGACACACATTGGGACGAAGTCGTGTCCGCTGTCGAGATGGATGGCCGCGGATGCTACAACCGGACCATTGCCGAACAGCGCCTACGCCGCTTCACCGACAAGACCATCGAGTTGGCCCGCGACTACACTGCCGGCGTCAACATCGAGGGACTCGTCCTTATCCTCGGCGGCGACCTGGTTTCTGGTTTGATCCATGAGGAACTCCGCGAGTCAAACGAATGCTCTGCGCTAGAAACCGTTGTCTTTTGGGCAGGCCGTTTGGCGGCAACGGTGACGACACTCGCAGACCATTTCGGCACCGTGCATTGTCCTGCGGTGGTTGGCAACCACGGCCGCATGACCCGCAAGCCACGCATGAAGGGCCGGGTTCGCGACAACCTCGACTGGCTGCTTGTTACCACCACGGCAACACACCTTGCCGGCGACGACCGAATCACATGGCAGATCAGCGAATCTGCTGACTGCTTGTTCAGCGTCTACAATACGAGACACCTGCTTACACACGGCGACCAGGTGAAAGGCGGTGGAGGCATTGGCGGTATCTGGCCTCCGATCATGCGGCTTCGTGCCCGCAAGCAGGTCAACTGCCCCCACGACATTCTCGTCATCGGGCATTGGCACCAGCTCGTACAGGCGGCTTCGGCTGGTTTGATCGTCAACGGTTGCACGAAAGGCCCGGACGAGTTCGCGGCCATTATGAACTTTCCCGACGAGCCGCCGCAGCAAGCGTGGTGGCTGGTCACCCCGGAACACGGCGTGACCGTTCAATCACCCATCTTCGTGATGGACAAGCAAAAGGAGAAATGGGCATGACCCACTTGAAGGATCTCGGAGAACGCAGCATCGCGACAATGGCGCAGGTGTTTCTCGCCACCTGGACAGTCGGTGACATGGCGGGCGCTAAGGCTGCCGCAGTGGCTGCGGTTGCCGCCGGCCTCGCTGTCGTCAAGGGCTTCCTCGCCAAGCGGTTCGGTGACCCGAACAGTGCCTCGCTTATGAGGTAGTTGACACTGTCACACCCCTCCGTTACTCTTACCTCCACATCAAGCTCTAAGGAGGTCAGAGCATATGGGTGACGAATCAACCACAGCCGGGTTGCTGTCCAGCACCGTTGGGACGTTTCTGCGTCTTCAACGTGAGGCGGAAGGTCCGAAGCCGACGGCGTGCGGGACACCGCTTCGTGGGTCACAGGCCGGTGGCTGCATACGGGTGGCCGCGTTTGAAATAGCGCGTATCCCACCGTCCAACCTGCCGGATGATGCAACGCTGATTGCGTTCCGCATCGGGAACGCCATGCATGCACTCCTCCAAGAGGCCATGCATGCCATGTGGCCGGATTTCGAATCGGAAGTGAAGGTCGATTGCCGTTCCCTCGGGTTTGACCTGTCGGGCCACGCCGACGGCGTTTGGATGCTAGGCGACGACAAGGTCGTGGACGAGTACAAGACACAGTCGTCGTTCGGGTTCGGACTTGCGAAGAAGGCCAACGCTCCGAAGATTGAGCATGTGCAACAAGCCGCCATGTACGCACTGGGCCTCGGCGCTGACCAGATCCGGCTTGTTTACCTGGCGAAGGAAGGCTCTTACCGGGATGGTGCGAAACCGGGGCAGTTGCTGGTGTGGCGGTGGCGGATGGATGGCCCAGCCGTCGAGCAGGACGAGCATGGCAACGACTTGCTTGACGAGAACGGCAACCCGTCGGTTCTGTTCGACGGTCAGACGATTGAGCAGATCGGCATGGCTGAACTGTGGCGTTTGCAGGCCGTGTGGGACGAGGTCAAGGAAGGTGTAGTGCCTGCCCGTGACGTTCCCGGGTTCGGGCTAGTGGATGCGCCGCCGCCTTATATCACGGAGAAGGCGTCGAAGGGTCAGCCTTGGAACTGTCGTTACTGTTGGCATCGGGATTTGTGTGCTGTGCATCCGACGGAGGCGATGCCGGTTGAGTTTGCGTCGGGCACTGTGCGGGCGAACTGGAAGCCGCCTGTTGATGAGGTGGAAGAGGCGGGGGTGACGTTATGACGACGAAGCCGGCGACGACCAGGGCTGAACGGCGGCTCGACCAGTGCAGTGCTTGCGGCGGCTGGGTTGGTAAGGGCTTGTGGGTCAAGTATGGGCAGAAGTGCCCCATGTGTGGTGCAGAAAGAGAGGTGTCGTCGTGAGCGAGATGCTCGACTACCAACCCGGGAATGGCTACCGCTACGTCGTGTTCGTCGCTGCCCTGCCCTGCGACGACTTCCGGGGTGGCAACCGGGACACGCATAGGGTCGTGACCATCTGGCTACCGGACGATAACTTTGGTCGCACTCATGTCTTCGAGGCAACCAGCCCGCTGTCGGACTACTACGTCTTGGACAAACTGTGCATTGATCGTGCCGACGACCTGCGGCACGCGTCGGATGCGATCCGACAGGCGTTGGGCCGCGAGGAGGTGTCGTCGTGAGCGACGTACTTGAACAGTTGGCGGCACCGTTCCCGAAGTCAACCGAGTCGTCGTTGAAGAAGGGCGGCACGACCCTGACGTACATCCCAGTGTCGGCAGTGATTGCCCGCACCAACGAGGTGCTGGGCTTGGACTGGTCGTACCGGGTGATTTCAACAGAGGTTGTCGACGGTTGGATCATCGCCCATGTACGCGTCAATCTGCCCGGGATCTCCGACCGCGATGGCTTTGGCGGGCAGGAGATCAAGCATCGCCGCGACGGCCAGATTCTCGACATGGGCCACGACTATAAGGGCGCAGTGTCGGATGCCTTGAAGAAGGCGTTGCAGGCGTTCGGCGTTGGCCTCTACCTGGCGACGCATGACGAGTCGTTGAGTTCAACTTTCGTGAAGGAGAAGGCGGCAGGAGCAGCGGCTGACGAGCAGCGACCCCAAGACCTCCGGGGTGACCCTGCTCCTGCCGCCACTGCCGACGTTGGAGCCTCGTTGAAGGCGCTTGCGAAGAGAGGCAAGGATCTTGGCCTGTCCGGCGCCGACCTTCGTGGAGTCGCATCGCAGGTGCTTGGCCGCGTCATCGCCAAAGCATCCGACATCACCCTCGAGGAAGACATTGAGTTGGTGCAACAACGCCTCGATGAACTAGAAGCCCAACAAGCCAAGGAGGACAAGTAGCCATGATTCGTGTACACGGCAACGGAAACGTAGTTTCAGACCCGGAAGTGCGTCACACCCCCGGGGGGAAGGCTGTCTGCACAGTGCGTGTAGCCGCCTACAACGGCAAGGACACCAAACTGTTCATCGACTTGGAGGTGTGGGAGGATGTCGCGGAAAACGTCCACGCCAGCTCGTTGTCCAAGGGTGACCGTGTCGTCTTCGACGGGCTGCTTCGCGAGGACGAGTGGGTGAACAAAGAAGGCGAAACTCGCCGGAAGATGAAGATCGGCGTCAGCGAGATCGGCCCGTCGCTTACCTACGCCTATGCGAAGGTGACGAAGGTCGAGTCGAACCAGGATGTGGGCGACCGCCGGCAGCGTTCGGAGCGTTCCGCTGAGGTAACCGACGAGGCCCGTGCCGTGCAGGCAACCGTGTTCGCAGATGACGAGGAGCCGTTCTGATGGGCTACTACGACGAGATTGAGCGGCGTGCCATCGTCGCAGACGAGGCCGAACTGCGGGTGCGGCAACACATCCATATCGCACGGGCGGTAACGGAGGCGCTGAACAACCGGATCAAGTTCTCAACCGAACTCCAGGTTTGGGAGGTCACAGGAGCGTTGGTGTCGGCTAACGGGCGGCTGGTGCTAGACGATGCGTGCGAAACGTCGTGTCGGGCTTCGCAGATTGTGAGCCGGGAAAGTGAAGAGTCGGCGTCAGGCTTCGAGTTGTCATTGGAGGAGGTGTCGTGAGTTCGCCGTCGAAGAAGAAGGGCACCAGTTACGAACGGGCTGTCGCCAACTATCTCAACGAACGGTTGCCGTGGCTCATTGACCGCATGGTTCTCTACGGCAACCAGGATCGTGGCGACATTTCCGGCATTCCCGACTGGGCGATTGAATGCAAGGCGACCCGCGAGTTCAAACTGGCAAAGTTCGTGGCCGAAGCAGAGGCAGAGGCAGAGAACCTCGGTGTCCCGTTTGGTGCAGCGATTGTGAAGTCCCCCGGGCGACCCGTTGAGGACTCGTTCGTGGTGGTTTCGCTCCGCCAGTTCGCTGAGATGCTATCGTGAACGGCCAACCAGCGTTGCCGTTTGCCCCCGGGTCGCGTACCTCGGCGGAAGCAGCGATGGCGATTGTGTCCCAAGTCGGCGGGTTGCGTGCCAAACTGCTGGGGTGGCTGATCGCTAACGGGCCGGCCACAGATCGTCAAATGCAGGACGGGTTGTTCATGGACGGGTCAACGCAGCGACCGAGGCGCATCGAGCTGGAGCGCCTCGGGTTCATCGTTGCAGTGGATGAAGTAAGGCAGGACAACGGTCGCCGTGCGACCAGGTGGGGGGTAAGGGGGTGAAGCGGATTAGACGCTGGTTTTGGGGTCGGCTACGGCTGCTACAGGAGTTGCATCAGACGGAGAAGTCGCTGCTTGCTGCTCTACACCAGTTGCATGCTCAGGAGCAGTTGTGGGACCAGTTCGACGGCTGCTACCAGGATGTGATCGCTGAGGTGAGGGAGAAGACGCAACGCCTCGAGGCGCAGGACATCATGTTGCGGGCCTTGGGGTCAATCGCTGAGACAGGTGCCGAGCATGGCGATTGACTTGTTCGGTGGCGACATCCAGTACTCTGATCCGGTGGCAATAGCCGAACGCCTCTACACGACTTGGCGGTCCATCCCCGAATGCCGCCCCGGTTACGACACAGAGTCGCGGGCCAAGGTTGTGAAGCGCCGGATAGCAGAAGCCATTGAGGACGGCTGGCCTCTCGAGGTCATCCTTGCCGCCCTTGAGCGGTCCTACAACTTCAAGGCGCCACGATCCGACGGGTCATCAGCGTTTCAAACCGCGCTTGATATAGCGCACCGTGAGGAGAAGAAGCGGTCGGAGGCTCAGATGACTCCGACACAGGCAGCGATTCTCCGGGTGCGAAATGCGGCGATCCAGAGCGGCTGAATGGAAACTCCAAGCGGCGTGCCGCGGCGAACCGGTCCAGATTTTCTACGACCCGGGATACCTCGAACTAGCGAAGAGCTTCTGCGATGGATGTCCCGTCCGCCGGCCATGCCATATAGCGGCACGGCGGGGCAACGAGTACGGGGTTTGGGCCGGGAAGGTTTGGAACATCCTTCCCGACGAGGAAGCAGCATGACTGGCCCGTCGGAAATGGTGCCCGACAACCCGGAGGAATGCGACATCCAGGTCTACGGGTTTTGGGACAACGAACACGGGCCGCTTGTCGCGTTGACGGCGATGCCGCCGGGGACAGATACGTCTGGCCCAATGGGCTCATTCGTCATGCCGCCTGACGCTGCGGTCAATCTTGCGCGCCGCATCCTCGAGCAAACCTGGAAGATAACGAGATGATCCAGTGGCTAGGCGTCGTCGCCGGCTTGTTCGCCATGCTCGCCGCTGCTTTGTTGTTCGGTGAGTCCAGCCAAGGGGGCAGCACTGCCGGGATCTCCGGTTTTCCCCCATACAGCATTCCAGCGGGCGTATCGGTCCCGTTGGATGCTGTGACCGTTGAGAACCTCGGGTTGCGGCTAGCCCGACAGGTGGTGCTGCCCCCGCTTACTACGACGACGCTTGCATGGGCCGGAACAGTCGGGTTCGACCGTCCGTCACCTTCTGCCGGTCCAGCGGTGGAGGTGGTGGACGGGACCGGGGTTCGAATCCCCGCCGGTCCACACTTGGATTTGTTAGACGAAAGCGGGTCACCGGTTCGGGCAACCGACACAACCACAGACAAGGAGGTGTCGGCCGTTCCGACGACGCTGCCTGAGCCGGTGACCCGTGGATACTTGGAGGGCATTGTGCGGGAGTTCTTCCCGGGCGACGAGTACGAGTATGCGGCAGCAGTGGTGGCATGCGAGTCGTCGTGGAACCCGGATGCGATCTGGACCGGGGCGAAGAACAAGACGCCGCAAACGAAGAGTGCCGCTGGGCTGTTTCAGTTCATTCAACGAACCTGGGTTTGGGTAGCGGAGGATGCCGGCGTGGACCCGGATCCTGCGGCCCGGTTGGATCCGGTGCAGGCGACACAGGCGGCGAGGTTCTTGGTGGATCGTGCGGGGGGCGGCTGGTCACACTGGGAGTGTGCGCCGTGACTAACATCAGCGAAGCAGCATGGTTCAACGCCCGCCTAGACGAATACCTAACCGTTTTCGATGACTGCGAATGTGCAGGCGACGGATGCGACGGCTGCGAGGAGTGTGCGCCGTGACCACGGTTTGGCAGCAACCCGAGTGGCACGACAACGCAGCCTGCCGCGACACCAGCCCCACCATTTTCTTTCCCAATACAGCAGGCGTCGGCAACATCTTGAAAGCCCTAAAGATTTGCGAGTCGTGCCCAGTAATAAAAGAATGTGGCGAGTGGGCAGCGACACAAAACGAAGAGTTCGGCATATGGGGTGGGCAATCTTGTAGGCAAAGGACGCGTACCCGCCGAAAGTTGATTCCAAAGTCGGCGTTGTGTGTCATTTGTGAATGCGAGTATGCGCCGACACGGTTGGGGTCGAAGACCTGCTCGAGGCGGTGCGCTGACAAGAACCGGTACCGGTTGCAAACGGAAAGACGGGCGGCGCAACGTGGTGCAGCATGAGGATCGGGTCGTTTTGCAGCGGCTATGGCGGTTTGGATCTTGCTGTCGCAGCCCATTTCAACGCAACGGTGGCGTGGCATTCGGAACTCGACAAGGACTGCGCCCGGGTGCTTGCTGCCCGGTTCCCCGGCGTATCGAACCTGGGCGACCTAACGGCCGTTCTCGATTGGCGGCAGGTCGAGCCGGTGGATGTGGTTTGCGCGGGCTACCCCTGCCAGCCTTATTCACACGCTGGCAAACGGCAGGGCGACGATGATGACCGGGCCATCTTCGCCTTCATCGCTGACGCCATTGGCGTTTTACGACCCCGAGTCGTCGTGCTTGAAAATGTTGCAGGGCATCTTACTTTGGGGGGGCCTGGAGTCATTGGAACGCTTAC